GCCGCCGCCGGGTTCCTCCAGGGGCTGGCCGACGGGTTCAGCGCACTGCCAGCACCGATACAGCAGGGAATCGTGGCCGTCCTCGCAATCGTCGCGGTGATCGGCCCTCTCCTCGCCGCCATCGGCGTAATCATGCTCGCAATGCCGGCCATACTCACCACCCTGGGCATGATCTTCAGCCCGGTGACGCTGATCGTCGGTGCAATCGCGGGGGTCGTCGCGGCGCTCGTCTACCTGTGGAACACCAACGAGGGATTCAGGAACTCGGTACAGGCATGCCTCGACCAGATCATGACCACGCTGCAGCCCGCCATCGACTTCGTGGTGAGCGCACTCACGGTGATGGCCTCCATGGTGCAGCCGATCCTCCAGGGCATGGCGACCATCATAGGATCGGTGTTCCTCGGGGCGCTCCAGGTCGTCACGGGAGCGATAACCGGAATAGCCCAGATCGTCTCCGGGACCTTCGGGGTGATTCAGGGAACCATCGAGATGGTGCTTGGTCTGATCCTTGGGATATTCACCGGTGACTGGTCGCTCATGAACCAGGGGGCGAACGACGCGTTCAACGGCCTGCTTTCCATCGGAACGGGCCTCATGAACGCCCTGTCCGGGGCGATCCAGGGCATCATGACGGCGATCACCGGCATATTCACGGGGGCATGGGACGCTGTGACCGGGGCGGCGTCGAACGCCTTCTCGACCCTCGCGAACATCGTCAGGGACAGGCTGGGCGACGCGCAGAGCACCGTGGCGAACAGCCTGGACAACATAGCCAACTTCTTCTCGAACCTGCACATCGAGTTCCCCCACATCAACCTCCCCCACTTCGGGATCAGCGGCAGCTTCAACCTCGACCCCGCCAACTTCTCGGTGCCATCCTTGACCGTCGACTGGTACGCGAAGGGCGGAATCTTCGACTCCGCAAGCGTGGTCGGCGTCGGCGAGGCCGGGCGAGAGGCCGCGCTGCCCCTCAACTCCAGGAGCTACGGGGAGATCGCCGACGGCATCGAGGGCCAGATGGACGGCGGCGGGAGAACCGTGACCGTGACCGTCCGCATCGACAGGTTCGTGAACGAGACCGAGGAGGACATCGACGACCTCGTGGATCGGGTAACCCGCGACATCCAGAAGAAGCTGGACAGGCAGAACAGGTCGAGGGGGCTGGTGACGACATGAGGTTCAACGGGCACGACCTATCGGAATACCTCCGCATCAACCCGACCAGGGACATCATGCCGCCCTACGACGTGGTGACCCAGGACGTGCCAGGCGGACAGGGTTCCATCTACATCCGAACGCAGCTGAACGCGAGGAAGATACCCGTATCCGCGAGACTCGCGCTGCCGCCCATGGGGCACAGGAGCGTGGCGCTGATCCGTCACAAGCTGGAATCCATGCTCATGACCGACGGCCCAGCGCCGCTCTACCTCGACGACGAGCCGGACATCTACTACATGGCGCAGCTGACCAGCCCGGGCGAGCTCACCAACCTCTGGTACACGGGCAGTGCCGACCTGGAGTTCACGGCCTATGACCCAATAGCATACGGGGCGGACAGGAACAAGGCAGTCTCCAGCGGAGGCACGGCATCCTTCTCCGTGGGCGGAAACAGCCCCACGTGGCCCAAGTTCACCGGGACGGCGACGGGCGCTGCCGTCCAGGTGAAGAACGTTGACACCGGCCAGCTGGTGAAGACCGTGAACGCCATCACGAGCGGCGCATCCGTGACCGTGGACATGAGCGAGGCGTCCCCCAGCGTGCGGGTGAACGGCAACCTCGTGCCGGTAGCGGTCACCTCCGACTACTTCTCCCTCTCGCCCGGCACAGCGAGGGTCTACGTCTACGGGGCGTCCGGCACCCTCTCCTGGACGGAGAGGTGGGCGTAGATGCTGTTCCTACTCTACGACAGGTGGGGAAACCAGGTCGGCACCGTCCTGGGGGTGATCTCGGCCAAGCGGCACGCCGTGGTCAACGGGGACCGCTACCTGAAGCTGGTCACGCTGTCACGCATGGAGAAGGGACAGAGGGTGCTGTTCCGCGACCGCACCCTGGCGTGGCGCGAGTGGATCGTCTCGGAGGTCGTGGAGACCCGCGAGGAGAAGGGCGTCGTCTCCACCGTGACATGCGACGACTCCATAGCCGAGCTGAACGGCGACTACCTCGTGGAGAAGGGGCCGAAGGGCACCGCGGACGTGTGTCTGGCGTCGGCCCTGTCGACCTCGCGCTGGCAGGTCGGCACCGTCGACGTGACAGGCACGCAGCTGTGCGACTTCTACCACATAAGCGCCCGGGAGGCCGTGAACGATGTAGCCGAGAAGTTCGGCGCGGAGATCTCGACCACCATCACCGTCGACGACTACGGCGTCGTGTCCCGCAAGGTCAACCTGACCAAGAGGGTCGGCAGTGACAACGGCAAGAGGTTCACCTATGGCAAGGACCTGGTGAGCATCGAGCGCACCGTCGAGAGCGCGGACGTGGTGACGGCCCTCTACGGCTACGGCAAGGGCGTGGAGAAGACCGACGAGAACGGCAACGCCACGGGCGGCTACTCACGCAAGATCACGTTCGGCGACATCAACGGCGGCCTGGACTACGTGACCGACTCGACCGCCCTGCAGACGTGGGGACGCCCCGACGGAAGCGGCGGCAAGGTCCACGTGTTCGGCATCTTCGAGGACTCCGACTGCGAGGACAAGGCCACCCTGCTGGCCGAGACCAAGGCAGCGCTGGCGAAGAGGTGCGTCCCGCAGCTGTCCTACACGGCAAAGGTGATCGACCTGCGCGCCGCCGGCTACGAGGCCGAGGGCGTCATGGAGGGCGACGGGGTGGACATCGTGGACACCAGCTTCGACCCTCCCCTGCGCTGCACCGGCCGCGTGCTGGAGATCGAAGAGGACTACATGGCCCCGGAGGACACGGAGGTGACCCTGGGGAACATCCAGGAGACCATCGACGGAACCCTTGCGACACAGCTGGCCGCCCTGAAGGGCCTGCGCGACCACAGCGCGTCCTGGGACGGGGCCGCCTCGATCTCCACCTCGTACATCAACGCGGTGATCAACCAGCTCAACGAGGCCCTGAACGCCACGGGCGGCTACGTCTACATGGAGCCTGGCGAGGGCATCTACGTCTACGACAAGCCCATAGACCAGTCGCCAACGCAGGTGATATGGATCGGCGGTGGCGCGTTCAGGATCGCAGACTCCAAGAAGTCGACCGGGGAGTGGGACTGGAGGACGTTCGGCACGGGCGCGGGCTTCACCGCCGACGAGATCACGGCTGGCGTGATCCAGGGCGGGGCGAACACGTGGAACCTGGAGACCGGCGACGTTCTCTTCCGCCAGGGCGGCATCAGGGACTCCGCCAACAAGAACTTCTGGAACCTGACCACGGGCGACTTCCAGCTGTCGTCGGCCGCCACAATCGGGGGCAAGACCGCCGCGAAGATCGCATCCGACGCGGTGGACGCCCAGACCCAGCAAATGGTATTCAACAAGCTGACGAACAACGGCCAGACGCAGGGCATCTACCTGTCGAACGGGCTGCTCTACATCAACGGAACCTACCTGAAGGTCGGAACGATAACCGACGGGGTTGGCAGGAACTCCTGGAACCTGACCACGGGCGCGCTCACGACCAACTACATGACCGCCAACAACATCGACGCGGACGGAACCTTCAAGTGCGGCAGCACGAGCAACCTCCTGACGGTCGCGGGAGGAAGCGTCACCGGAACCGCGAGCGGTTCGACGCGCGGCCACATCCACTTCAACGGGGCCACGCGGGACACGACGACCGGCGTCACCTACTACGGGATGCAATTGACCGGCAACCAGATGATCCGCGAGACCACCCCGCGATACGCGGTCGCCAACAGCGCGAACGAGGGCGATGTCGCGACATGGTGCGTGTCCGGCAGCTTTCCCATCGCCTTCTACCGCGGCAGCCAGGTCTACACGGGCAGCGTGATCGTCAAGAACGGGCGCATCGTCGCCTGGCCGAGCTAGGAGGGGCCATGAACTACTACGCGCTGTCCGTCGACGAGGACGGGGTTTCGGGAATCCAGTGGCTTACGGTCGCCGAGATACGGGCGCTCTATCAGACGACGCAGATTTACGACGAGACCGACACCCTCGTGAACGACCCGGCCAACGGGCTGTTCCTCGACTCGGACAAGACCGACGTGGCGAGCGTGCCGCCGTCGTCGTCCCAGACGATCACCACGCAAAGCGACGCCTACACGGGCGTCGTGACGATTTCCGGAACGTCCCTGACCTTCGAGAGCGGCCTGCTCACGGGCGTATCAATCGCATCGACTTCATAGGAGGAAGACATGGCATTCACAGACGGCTGGCGCATGACCCGGATCACGCTCGACTCGGCGGATCAGTTCATCGGGGACATCATCATCGCCGAGGAGGGCGACGTGGACGGGCGTGGCATCCTGCTGTCCGTCACGGACGGGGGCGCGCCCGTCTCGATGACCGGAATGAAGGTCTACCTTGCATGGGGCAACAAGTCCACCGGAGGTCAGGGCCTCACGGCCTTCACGGCGGTGAGCGCGGCCGGCGGCACCTGGAGGGTCACGTTCCCCCAGGGCATGAGGCACGGCGACATCGTTGCCCAGATCATGATCTACGCATCGACGGGCAGCACGCCGGTCATCTGCTCGCGCCTCTTCCACGTCCTGGCCGAACGATTCCCCGTCGACTCCGACAAGGCCATGAGCGACGACGACTTCAGCGTGTTCAAGCAGGCCGTGGCAGACCTAGCCACCGCGCTCACGGCCGCCAACGCCGCCACGTCGTCCGCGAACCAGGCGGCATCGAGCGCCACGGCCGCCGCCTCCGGCGCGAACTCCGCCGCGGCCGCCGCCTCCTCGACCAACGCCTCCGTGACAGCGGCGGAGACGGCCAGGGTCGCCGCCGAGAACGCGCGAAGGACGGCCGAGACATCCAGGGACGACGCGGAGTCCTCCAGGGCGGCCTCCGAGACCTCCAGGGCGAGCGCGGAGGCGGAAAGGAGGAGCGCCGAGACATCCAGGGTCACGGCGGAGAGCGGGCGCGTCTCGGAGTTCAACCAGATGATCGACGCGGCCACCAACGTCAAGTTCCAGGTGCTCACGTCATCCCAGTACGACGAGGATGGCACGCCGACGATCTCCGGCACCGCAGGCGTGATCTACCTGGTGCCCGACGATCCCGAGGCGACGACGGAGAACAAGTACAACGAATGGGTCTACATCTCGGGCAGGTGGGAGGAGTTCGGCCCCGCCGCCCCGACGCCAGTCTCAATCCCGACCACCGACATCGACACGCTGTCGAGCGGCGGCACGATCGCCGGCACGAAGTACCTCAACTCGACGGGCCTCTCCTACCTCTGGACGAAGGTCAAGGCGGCCTTCTCCGCCGTCGGGCACACCCACACGGCATCCGACGTCACCGACGGATCGACCACGTGGGCGGCGAAGGCGCACATGCATACCCAGTCGCAGATCAGCGACCTGCCCATGACCGTAGCCCACGGAGGCACCGGCAGCACGACCGCGGCGGACGCGCTCACGGCACTCGGTGCGGCGTCAAAGGATGACATAAGCGCGATTATCACGAGGCTCGGGACTGTAGAGAACAAGGCCTCGAATTGGTTCAGGGCAGGCGTCACAGACCTGTCTTGGGAGGCGCTCTACAACGGCTCGCTAGAGCCTGGGCTTTACATCGTCAACAAGTCGTGCTCCAACGGACCGCACCCTGGCACGTGGGGCCATCTGCTGTTCGGCAGGTACGGCAACGCAAATCGCGTATTCGCGATAGTGTCCTTCGACCCCGGAGACTGCTGGATGGCATATGGAAGCGGTTCAATGAAGTGGAAGCAGATAGCCTGAGTCACCCCAGGCTGACCATGAACTTCACGGAATAGAGAGATGGGAGGCTCGTGCCGGCGAGGGTCACTTTCGCAAGACTGTTGTTGGTAGTGACCACTGCACACCACGCGGAGGCATTCCGCCCCACGGCCTGAATCCAGCATTTGTCAGAGGCGAAATCGATCCCTTTCGAGGACAGCTCCGTCGGGAGCGTGATGACTAGCATCTCGGACAGCTGAAGGCCCCCTGACGAGCTTGCGACGGCGATGGACTTACTCGCGGTGGCAAGTTTCACCTCGAAGAATCCGATCCCCGCGAGCGGGTCGAACGTCATAGGCGCGCTCAGGTCCCATCCGCTGCTCTCCGCGTGAATCCCCACAGCGTAGGTCGAAAGCGTCGTTTTCGCGATAATCGCGCTTATGTCACCTAGGGCAGAATCACCCATCCGTCGCGCCGCGACATCGCGTTGAACATGACGGACGAAGGAGGAGATTTGATGCCAGAAGAGATAGCCATCGCCTTCGGGCTGATCGGAGCGCTCGCGGCGGCAGTCTCCGCGATCGGCGTGATCGTGGCGATCCAGTCCCGGAAGCGGGACAAGGACGACTCGACGGCCGACAAGATCGCCGACCTGAAGACCATTGTCGAAGTCGGAAACGCCGACTCCAGGGCGACCCGCGAGGCAGTGGCCGACATGAAGGCCGACCTGAAGGCGCACGGCAAGCGCCTGGAGGAGCTTGACAGGCACCTGCGCGACACCGACGACGTGGCGCACCGCGCACTCGACAAGGCGAGCGCGGCCCACAAGCGCCTGGACGCGGCCGGCGTCCCATCGTCCTTCTCGATCCGCGAAGAAGACGAGAGGGGCTGACATGGCGAAGCATTACGGCCCGAGCCGCAGGGCATCCCGTCACAACGTGATCCTGCTTGCCCTCGTGGAGATGGTGATGGCGATGGTGTATCTCGATGCCATGGCAGGTCTGTATTTCTACCCGACCATCGACTGGTCGAACTACATGGCCCTGCCGCATCTCGCAGCAAACGCAAAAGCCGTCCTCTATTCGGTGATCTGGGCCGCGCTGTCCGTGTCCGCATTCCGACTCATGTGGTTCGACACCCCCATCACGCAGGAAGCACGGGCAGCATATGACGCCACCCACTCGAAGGAAGGACGTCTGCGGCCGTGGCTGAAGGTCATGGACGACGCGATAAGCGCCTATGCGAACAAGGGCCGCGGGGTGTCTGCGACGAAGTTCTACGACGACATCAGCGCCGCGATGGACACGCAAGAAGACCCGCAGGGGGCGCAGCCTCCCCTGCCGGCGACATCCAGTCGTAAATCCGAATAGGAAGGGAGATGGCATGAGCAACAAGGTTCCGGAGGCAGAGATCAGGCTCGTGATGGACGAGTCCGACTTCATCTGTGAGACGAAGTTCGGAAAATGCACCGTCGTCACGATGCGCCTGCCGAATGGCTACGTGCTCGTTGAGTCCAGCGGGTGCGTCAGCCCGGAGGACTACGACGAGGCGCTGGGCGTCGATTTGTGCAAGCAGGCGCTGGAGCGCAAGGTCTGGCAGCTCTATGGGTTCCTCCAGCAGGAGAAGCACCCAATCGCGAGAGAGGAATAGTCATGGACGAAATCACATCGAAGCTGGCGAGCAGGAAGTTCTGGATTTGCGCGGCCGCATTCCTCGGGTCGCTCGGAACCAGCATCGCCGGAATAAGCGCGCGCAACGAGACAGTGGCAACCGTCGGAATCATCTGCACCGTGGCCTCAACGGCGATTTACGCCGCGGCAGAGGCCGCCGTGGACGTGGCGAGCGTCAAGGCGAACACCACCGCAACGCTCGTCAGCACCACCAAGGCCACGCAGGTGACAGCGACCGGAAAGAACGACGAGGCGGTTGGCAAGGTCGCAAACGCCCTCGCCGATGAGGGGAAGGCTGCCTCTGTCCCAGCGGCATCGCCTGATACCTCCACGACCGAGAAGGAGGCTTAGCCATGGATGCCAACGATGAGCAGCAGGAGAAGCTGCAGCAAGCGGTCGAGGATGGACACGTCGACGGGGATGGCCCCGACGACGTTGCTGAGGTGATTGACTTCGCCAACGTCGAGGGGAGGGGCGATGGGCAACTGCGCGTCTGATGTTCTCTCTGTCGCGAGAGGAGAGATCGGATACTCTCGATGGGCCGACCCGGAGCAGGGGACGAAATACGGTAGATGGTTCGCGGAACTCACCGGAAACCCCTACTACGCCCAGAGCGGAGTCCCGTTCTGCGCCATGGGGGCCTCATGGAACTTCGCTCAGGTCGACGCGATCTGCGCGGGGCTGCCAGGGCCTTACTGCCCAGACATCGTGGCCGCCGGGGACGCCGCAGGGATGTGCGTCTACAACGAGGACGCGCAGCCAGGTGACATCATCCTGTACGACTGGAACGGGGATGGCGTTTCCGACCATGTGGGCATCGTTGAGGCCAACTGCGGCAGCTATGTCCAGACCATCGAATACAACACCGGGAACGGGCAGGTGCTTCGCCGCACGCGCTCGTGGGACGTGGTTATCAGGGTCATCAGGCCGAACTTCGACGGGTCTCCGGCTGTCCCGACGACAGACGGAACTCAGCTCGATGTGGATGGCTGGGGAGGCCCGAAGACCGTCTACGAGTGGCAGGCGCAGCTTGGGACTACGACCGATGGGATCATTTCTGGGCAGGACGCAAACAACCGACAGTATCTGCTGCGCCTGTGGAGCTGCACGTACGAGGCCAACGGCCAGAGCGAGCTTGCCAGGGCGATCCAGTCTCGGGTCGGATGCGACCAGGATGGATATATCGGGCAGGACACGATCAGGCATATCCAGCGATGGCTCACGGAGCGCGGTCATCAGCTCGAAGACGACGGATACTGCGGCCCCGACACCATGAGCGCGATTCAGTCATCCCTCAATGAAGGGGCGTGGAGATGATGGACTGGCTCTCCATCTTCGGCATCATCGCGTTTGGCATCGTCGTGTGCCTCATCCACGACTGCGAGGACATCGGCGACCCTCACGAGCTTCACGACAGGTCTCATCAGCTATGAGGACATGGTCTGACTTCCGGGAGAGGCAAGCCGTCAGCGACGCCTGCCGCGAAGGTTGTTGTCGGCACTGTGACGCCTTCGGACGTTGCCCTGTGATTGACTCGGCGGTTCTGTGCAAGCCAGGAGAATGGCTTGTGCTGCACGGGGGAGGCGGGAGCGTCACCGTGAGATGCAGGGCCATGCGGTCGCAAGGGGGTGATTCCGATGGCATGTAAGAAGGGAAAAAAGAAGGGCTGCGGAAAGTAGGCCATCCTGCGCGGCACACAAATCCGACACAGACAGCGGCCGCGCGTGGCAAAAAGTGAGAGGGCCGCCCATCAGGACGACCCTCTCACTATGACGAACCCCCTGGGTGCGGGATATATCCGCAGGGTTCGCCCAATTACCAAATGGTGGAGACGATGGGAGTTGAACCCACGACCTCTGCCGTGCGAAGGCAGCGCTCTCCCAACTGAGCTACGTCCCCAGGCGCGTTCGCGCAGTGGCAATTATCGCGGTAGACGCCGCCAAAGTCAACGCACGCCAAGACAACCACACGAGGAGCCTCGACTAGGCGGCCGCGGCCTCCGTGCCGACGGAATACCCCATCGCGTCCGCGACCGTCTGGGCATAGGCGGCCTGCCCGGCCTCGGAGAGATGCGCGCCGTCGCCGACGAACCAGTCGTCGTGGCCCGAGCTCGCCGAGTACCAGTCGACGACATGGACGTTGGCGTCGCGCGAGGCGGCATCGGCCAGCGCGGCGTTGTTCGAGGCGCACCAGGGGTTGTCGGAACGCGAGTTCACCAGCCACAGCTCGTGCCCGGAGCCGACGGCCGACACCACCGCCCCTATCTCGGAGGCGTCGAGAGGCTGGTCGTAGCCCATGCAGACGACGACGGAGCCGCCCACGACCCCTTGCCCGTCATAGCTCTCGTAGACGCCCGGGACGTCTTTGGCCTGGCGGCCGTCGGCGCAGTCGATCAGGCCCTTCGGAAAGGTCGTGGCCAGCTCGTCTGCCGCGTCGAGGGATATCACGTCGCCGATGAAGGTGACGTCGTAGGCCGTCGGGGTCGCCTCGAGCTGCCTGTAGCCGATGGCATCGACGACCATGTCGGTGAAGGCCTGCATCGCGTCGGTCTCCTGCTTGAGGTGGGTCCCGTCCGGCCAGAACCAGTCGTCGTGGCCCGCGCTCAGGCCGTACCAGTCGATGACCTGCACGTTCGAGTACGTGCCGGGCAAAGCGGCGAGCAGGGCGTCGTTCTCGTCCTGGAACGAGTCGGGCATGCGGTTGTTCACGAAGTAGATCTTCTTGTCCGAGCCCACGTCCTCGACCATCCGAGCGAGGATCTCCTGGGTCAAGGGGCCGTTCGTACCGATCGAGAAGACCACGATGTCGCCCACGACGCCCTGGTCCCGATACCCGTCATAGACCTCCAGGGCCTCGGAGGCCTGCCGTCCCACCTTGCAGTCGACCAGCCCGTGGGGGAACGCGTCGTTCAGGTAGTCCGCCGCGTCGAGCGCCACCGAGTCGCCGATGAGCGTCACGTCGTACTGGCCGTTGGCCAACGGCTTGCGGAGGCTCGTCGCGCTGACCCTCTTGTCGTCGGTGCCCCCTCCCACGGCGTTCACGCCAGGGACGAACGCGAGGCCCGCGAGCGAGACGGCGAGCACGGCGACGGCGCCCGCGACGACGGCCGCATGGCCGCGCGCCCATGACGCGAGGGCCTCCCTCTTGGGTAGCGGATGGTGCTGCCCGGCGTTGACGTCATCCACCAGGCGGTCGACGACCCCTCCGTACCTGAGGGGCCTCTCGACGAACCGATACGTCAGCTCTGCCACGGCGAGCGTCACGGCAAGCTCGAGCACGTACCACCACGCCGGCGTCGGCAGGGTTGAGTTCCTGTTGGTCATCAGCTGGATGATCGGGTAATGCCAGAGGTAGATGGCATACGAGCGGGAGCCCACCCAGGCCAGGGGGCGCAGCGACAGCACCCTCGAGGCCACCGAGCCCTCCGGCATGAGCGCCGCGATGGCGACGAGCGCCACCACGGAGTAGAGCAGGGTCCCGCCGCGGAACGAGAAGGCCTCGTAGCCCTTCGTGACCGTCATCATGACCACGAGGACGGCGACCGAGGCCGAGGCCACGACCTCGACGAGCCTGCGGTCGAGCGCGGCGATGCCTTTGACCGACCACCTGCTCACCCGGTCGAAGGGCCACACGAAGGCCAGCAGGCACCCCAGGAGGAGGGAGAAGGCGCGCGTGTCCGTGCCGTAGTAGGCACGCGAGGGGTCGGCGTCGGGCGAGAAGGCGAGCGCCATCCCGACGGCGGAGGCGACGGTCGCCGCCACGAGCCCGATCTCGATGGCCCGCGAGCTCGTCCGCCGCCTCATGAGGAGCAGCAGGACGGGAGGCCATGCGAGATAGAACTGGGCCTCGATGGCGAGGGTCCAGTAATGGGTCAGGGGCGAGGGGCCGCCCGCCGCGGCGAAGTAGGACTCGTTGGAGAATATCTTCGACCAGTTGAGGAACATGAGCAGCGACGGGATGACGTCGCCGCGCATCTTGGTGAGCAGCACGTGGTTGAGGAGCGTGCAGAGCGCGGCCGTCACGACCACGCAGACGACCGCCTGGGGCATGAGGCGGCGGAGGCGGCGCGCCCAGAAGGCCTTGAGGTCGAAGGTCGAGGTCTCGCGGTACTCCACGAGCAGGAGGCCCGTGATGAGATAGCCCGAGAGCACGAACATGAGGGAGACGCCGAGCAGCCCGCCCTGGCACCAGCCGAGACCCATGTGATAGCCCACGACGCCAAGGACCGCGAGCGCCCTCAGCCCGTCGAGCGACCCGACATGACGGCTCCTTGCCCTGGAGGTTCCCACAACGTGCCCCTTCGATTAACCTGCGATTCAAGCGCCATTGTAAACGATGTCGCCGTGTGGAAAAAGGCGAAACCATCTCGCCTGTGGGGCACGCTGCCCCGGAGGCACGGCTGAAAAGGCGTCGCCCCCTGCGGTTACGATAATGAACCCACCTCCATAAGGTGGGTGCCCTCGCCGACTTTTCCAGCTTCCTCAGCAACGGAGGATACCTGTAGTGAGTGCGGGATACGGGC